TACTAAAGTTTTAATGAACTATAATATAGTAGCTCCTAGAATGTATAAAGGTAAAATAGAATCAATAGTTAGTAGAATAACAGGTTTTGCTGATATGATTCAATTAACTCACCTAAAGTTACAGCAGGTGATGTCTAGAATGGTACCAGACGGTGTTTATCTTGATGCTGATGGATTAGCTGAGATTGATTTAGGTAATGGTACTAATTACAACCCTCAAGAAGCATTAAATATGTTCTTCCAAACAGGTTCTGTTATTGGTAGATCAATGACTCAAGAAGGTGATATGAATCCTGGTAAAGTACCTATTCAAGAATTACAATCAGGATCAGGTGGAGCTAAACTACAAAGTTTAATAGCCACTTATAATTACTACTTACAAATGATTCGTGACACCACCGGTCTTAACGAAGCTAGAGATGGTAGTACTCCAGATTCAAGAGCTTTAGTAGGTGTTCAAAAACTAGCAGCGGCTAATTCTAACACGGCTACTAGACATATTTTAGATGCTAGTTTATTTATAACATCTCAATTAGCAGAATGTTTGTCTTTAAGAATTTCAGATATATTAGAGTATAGTCCAGCAAGAGAAGCCTTCATACAGAAAATAGGTGGCCACAATGTAGCTACGCTAAAAGAAATGGAAGATTTACATCTTTATGACTTTGGTATTTTTATAGAGCTAATGCCGGATGATGAAGAAAAAGGTATGTTAGAAAATAATATACAGACCGCGTTGTCAGCTGGTTTAATTGACTTATCTGATGCAATAGATATTAGAGAAATAAAGAATATAAAACTAGCTAATCAAGTTTTGAAAATACGTAGAAGACGTAAATTAGAACAAGATCAAATGATGCAGCAACAAAATATTCAAGCTCAAGCAGACGCAAATGCTCAAGCTCAACAAGTTGCAGCACAAGCTGAGATGCAAAAGAATCAAGTAATAACATCTCAAAAAGCTCAGTTAATGGAAATGGAAAATCAATTCGCTATGCAAAAAATGCAAGCTGAAGTTGAGGCTAAAAAAGCTCTTATGGCGCAAGAGTTCCAATACAACATGCAATTAAAAGGTATTGAAGTTCAAGGTAAAAAATCACAAGAGTCTGAAAAAGAAGACAGAAAAGATGATAGAACTAAACTTCAAGCTACACAACAAAGTGAATTAATAGAACAAAGAAAAAATAATACCCCACCTAAAAACTTTGAATCAAGTGGAAACGATATACTTGGAGGTGGATTTGACTTAGGTTCTTTCGAACCTAGGTAATAATAATAGTAACATTTATATAATATTTTATCATGTCAGAAAACCAAAATGAAGCTGTTGAGCCTCAAGTTGAGGAGCAAGAGCAAGCTACAGCTGAAGCTGTTGAAGAGAACAAACCAGTGTCACAAAGTGATGATGGTGTAATTAGAGTCAACTTAGGTGAACTCAACAAACCACAAGAAGATGCCGTTCCAGAGCAAAAAACAGATGAAGTGGATGTTGATCAACCAACCGCGTCTAGCGAAGAAGTGGTTGAAGAAATACCACAAGGGGAAGAGCCCGTTCAAGATGAACAACCCGTTCAAGATGTAGAAGAAAACATACTTGAAGAAATAATAGAAGAGCAAGTTGAACAAGCTACAGAGCAGTTAACTGATGACGTTGCTGATGCTATAGCTGAACAAAAAGAATCTGGTATTGAGCTCCCTGAAAATATTCAAAAAGTTGTAGACTTCATGAATGAGACAGGTGGATCTCTTGAAGATTATGTTAAACTTAATACTGATTACTCTTCTTTAAATGAAAATCAGTTGTTAAGAGAGTATTACGAGTCTACTAGACCACATTTAGATAAAGAAGAGATTGATTTTTTAATGGAAGACAATTTTTCTTACGATGAAGATCTAGATGAAGAGAGAGATATACGTAAAAAGAAAATAGCTAGAAAAGAAGAGTTAGCAAAAGCTAAAAACTATTTAGATGGTTTAAAATCTAAATATTACGAAGAAATAAAATCTGGTTCAAAGTTGAATCCAGATCAACAAAAAGCAGTTGAATTTTTCAACCGTTATAAAGAAGAACAAACTCAAGTTCAACAAGAACAAGAGAAACAAACAAAAACATTTTTACAGAAAACTGATAGCGTTTTCAACCAGGATTTCAAAGGTTTTGATTATTCTGTCGGAGACAAAAAGTATCGGTTTAAAGTAAAAGACCCGAATGGAGTTAAAGAAAATCAAAGTAACATCAATAATTTTGTCAAGAAGTTCTTGAACGATAAAAATGAAATGGTGGACGCAAAAGGTTATCATAAATCTCTATTCACGGCAATGAACGCTGATGCGATCGCTAATCACTTTTACGAACAAGGAAAAGCTGATGCGATTAAAGATAGTATAGCGAGATCAAAAAACGTAGATATGAATCCTAGAGGATCTCATGAAAAAGTTACTGCGTCTAATGGTTGGACTGTTCGATCTGTAACAGAAGGTAGCGTTAGTGGTTCAAGGCTAAAAATTAAAACAAGAAAATAATTTAACATTTAAAACTTAAAAAAATGGCAGGATCATTTGCAACTTCGCCAAGTACATTGGCGAATTTAAGTCACTTAACCCCACGTCCTGTAAAGGGCTTGTTTGGTGACAATTACCTATCTGTAGCGGATATGGATTTTACACAACAATTTCTACCTGAAGTATACGAAAAAGAAGTAGAGCGATACGGAAACCGTACAATCGCTGGATTCTTGCGTATGGTTGGGGCTGAAATGCCTATGGCTTCTGATCAAGTAGTATGGTCTGAGCAAGGGCGATTACACATTGCTTATAATGATGTGGTACTAGTTGATGCAACTAATCTAACTTTTCCTGCAGGTCACTTGATCGGAAAAGGTATGACTATTATTGTATCTAAAGGTTTCATAACTGAAAAAGCTTATGTAGTAAGTGTTACTGGAACAAACGTAGAAGTAGCTGCTTATGGCTCTGAAAGCGGTTTAACAGTTACAGGATCTGATATAAAAGTATTTGTATATGGTTCTGAATACGCTAAAGGATCTAAATTGGCTGGAAATTCAGTTGATGCTTCTTTCACTACTTTCAGCAACAAACCACTTATTCTAAGAGACAAGTACTCTGTGAATGGTTCTGATGTTGCTCAAATCGGTTGGGTTGAAGTTACCTCTGAAGCTGGAACATCTGGTTACCTTTGGTATTTGAAATCTGAGCACGAAGCTCGTATTCGTTTCGAAGATCAACTTGAAATGGCTATGGTTGAAGCAGAAAAAGCTAAAACAGCTGCAGGAGCAGACAGAAGCATTACTACAGATAGTTCTTTCGGAGGCGGTAGCATTACTGGTTCTGATGGTTTATTCTCTGTACTAGAAGATCGCGGTCTTGTATATAATGACGCTGCTTTTGGAGAAGCTGGTGGAGCTGGTCTTGCTGAATTTGATACTATTTTAGCTGAGCTAGATAAGCAAGGGGCTATTGAGGAAAACATGCTTTTCTTAGATCGTGCAACTTCTTTATCTATCGATGATATGCTAGCTGCTCAAAATTCTTACGGAGCTGGAGGTACATCTTACGGTGTATTCGACAATTCTGAAGACATGGCTATTAATCTTGGTTTCTCTGGATTCCGAAGAGGTTCTTACGACTTTTACAAAACTGACTGGAAATATCTAAACGATTCTACTACTCGTGGACTTGTTGATGATATCGATGGTGTTTTAGTACCAGCAGGAACTTCAACTGTTTATGATCAACAACTAGGTAAAAATATCTCACGACCATTCTTACACGTTCGCTACAGAGCTTCTGAAGCTGATGATCGACGATTGAAGTCTTGGGTAACTGGTTCAGTTGGTGGTAACTTTACAAGTGACGTAGACGAAATGAATGTTCATTTCTTGTCTGAAAGAGCGTTATGTGTACAAGCTGCTAACAACTTTGTATTGTTGAAATCAACAACATAATTTTACCGTAGTAATTACCCTCGTTGCACTGACGGGGGTGATTATTACTTTTACTAACATTTTTATTATATTATATCATGGCTAAAAAAGTCCAAGCAGAAGAAATTGTTGAGGTTGCACCTCAGCCTACTGTTGCAAAAACCGCACCAGTTAAAAAAGAACCCGCTAAACCAAAGTGGGAAATTAGAGATAGGTTATATACTTTAAAAAATAACAAGAAACCATTAGTGTTTTCAATACCAAGCGCGCATTCAGCTAAACGCCCTTTACTTTGGTTTGACGAAGAAAAAGGTTATCAAAGAGAGCTAAGATATGCTACAAATCAAAAATCACCATTTGTTGATGAGCAGCAAGGTACAGCTACTATTGGTAG